AACAAGGAGCAAAAAAATGAGAGAATTAACTAAAGAAGAAATGGTAGAGATATCAGGTGGTTTAGGTTTTGTTGATACTACAAGAATATTACTTATTGGTGTTCTTGTTATCAGAGAAATCGCAGCATTTATTGATGGGAGAATGTAAATGAGAGAATTAACTAAGGATGAAATGGTAGAGATATCTGGTGGTTTAGGTATTTTTGATACTACTGCTTGGGGATTAGGTGCGCTTTCTGATGCATTTAGTGCAGTAACTATTGGTGTAACTATAATTGTTTGTATGTTACTATTTGGTGATTCTGAAAATTACACTTATCCTTTTTAATGGAGAAAAATTATGAAAAATAGACTTATTGTTATGCTTATTAATGCTTTGTTGGATATGTTGTCACCTAATTTAGTTAAGTCTTTTGCTGAATTATGCTTAGACTGGGTTGAAAACTATGTAATAGGTACAGGAACAGATATTGATGACAAAATATTATTGAAATTATGCGATACAATTAGAGCGACTTTTGATATACCTGACAATGATGAGGAGGATACAGAAGATGTCATTGAAAAAGTATAATGTTATTGAATTAACAAATGAAGAAATGATTGATATTGATGGTGGTCAAATAATTGGTTCTGGGCTTATTGTTTTGCTGGTGTTCTTGAAAAGACTTGAGGCATTTATAGATGGATTTCTTTAAACAATGAAACCACAGTTAATTTTAACTATAGCAAAGTCATATCTTGGTTATAATGACTTTGGTAAGTTACATAAGTTTCTCGCTGCTAGAATATGTGAACCAAGAAAACATCAGGTTAGAATGATTTTAATACCACGAGGGTTTTTTAAGACTTCATTCTTAACTATTTCTTATTCAGTGGCACAGGCTATTATTGATCCGAACATAAGAATTTTAATGTGTTCAGAAAATTATAGTAATGCTTCTGCCTGGGTATCGACGATAGGAAGGTTATTTACTGAAAACGAAAACTTTAGAATAAAATATCCTGACTATTGTCCTAAAAATCCAGGGAATCCTGATACAAAATGGACAAATGATTGTATTATCCTTCCCAATCGTACTAAGTATTATGGGGAGGGCACGTTTGAGGCTATGGGGCTTGATTCAACCATAGTTTCAAGGCATTATTCTTATATGAAGTTTGATGATCTTGTGTCAGATAAAAATATTACAAATAAAGAACAGTTGGATAAGGTTATTAAATTCTTTGAAGAAAGTAAGGGTCTATGTGATATACGTCACAAGACTCCTATTGATGTTGTGGGCACAACCTGGGATGATTCTGACCTATATGATTATCTTAGTCGTAAGAAGAATGTAGAAATTATTAAAGTTCCAGCACAATATAACAAAGAAAGAACAACAGGAATTAAACTTCCATTTAAAAAAGGTGAATCTATTTTTCCTGAAAGAGTATCAACTGAAGATTTAACAGAAATAGAGAAGGATGATCCTGACACATTTGCAAAGTTTTATGCCCTTGACCCTGTCCCTCGGTCAACGAAAGTTTTTAAGAATTTTGAATATTATGCTCATCTTCCTGGTAAATTAGAAGATTATAGAAAATTTATGACCGTTGATCCGGCGCATACTGATAATCCTACTGCAAATTACAGTGCTATTGTTATATGTGCTGTGAGTGAAGACAAAAGATATGTTTTGTTAACTTGGAGGGATAGGGTCACTCCTGGTAAATTTGTTGATAAAATGGAAGAGTTGTATTACAAGTATAATTGTGAAAAAATAGGAATTGAAACTGATGTTTATCAAATAGCTTTAAAGTACTGGCTTTACGAAAGGATGATAAAAGCTGACAAATACATGAAGATTATTGAACTTAAGGCCAGGGGAAAAGCTAAAGATGATAGAATTTCAGCACTTGAACCATATGTTAATACTGGTCAAATTATATTTGCAAGAGATCAACAAGATTTAGTTTATGAGTTAGATAGATTTCCAAAGGCTCGTACTAAAGATTTGGCTGATTGTTTGGCGTATCAATTAGAGATATCAAAATATAAGTCTGCTCCTGGTAAAGAAAAAAGAAAAGAGAGTAGAAATAGTTTATTTGCCTGGAAGCGAAGAATGAAAAGAGCGTTTAAAGAAGAACCGTTTCATATAGGTGCAGATAATGACGGAAATCACATTATTAATGTGGAGATATATTAATGGATTCAAAGTTAGAAATTTGGCTTGACAGAATAGAAAGAAGTAAAAAAATTAGAAAGAAATTTTTAAAAGCTACAAAGAAATTCATACAATTTTATGAAGGTAAGCAATGGGGAAATAGAAAAATTACTCTTTCCGAAAAACCTACAGTTAATCTCATTTATTCTCATGTAAAGACTCAGTTACCATTTCTTTATTTTCAGAATCCTAAATGGTATTGCAGGGCTAAGGGCAAGGCCCTGACCGACCAAAAATTAAAGTTTCAGGCAGAATTATCAGAGAAGTTTTTAAATTACTATGTCAATGAGAATATGGGTATAACTCTTAAAAAACAGATGAGACTTGCTATTCTTGATGCTTTTTTTGGTTATGGTGTAATAAAGGTTGGATATATAGGTGACTTTGAATCAAATCCTAACTTTGGTGAAGCTAATATACTCGGAGAAGATGTTAGCGGAGATCCAGTATATGCTGTTGACAAGATTACTGGTGAAATTACTAGAGATATGGAAGAAGAAATTCTTGTAAATGAATCTTTTTTTGCTACTAGACGTCCATATTCGGCTATGTTATTTGATCCAGAGGCAGAGAATTTNTTTGAATCAGGTAGATTTGTAATTGAAGAAATCGTTAAGTCAGTTCAGGATGTCAAAAATAGTACTCTATATGAACACACAGATGANCTAGAAGCAAACTATACAGTTAAAGCAGGGTTTGANCTGGATAGATATGATGACGATAGGAAAGAAGCTATTGAGTCAGATCTTGATAGAATAACTCTTTATGAAATTTATGATATTGAACATGATAGACTTTTGGTAATTGCAGAAGGTCATGAAGAATTTCTTAGAGATGAATCTATGCCAGACGGAATTGATGGTATTCCATATGTTTTTTTAAGATTCAATGAATCTCCTGATAAACTTTATCCACCGTCTGATATAAGTAATTTGGTTCCGATACAGGAAGAATATAATGTTGGCAGATCAATGATAATGACTCATGCTAAAAGATTTGGTCGTAAGTATGGATATACAGATCAAACTTTTGATTCTGATGATGAGATAGAGCGAATCAAAGAAGGGGATGATGGGGTATTTTTTAAAGTAAGGGATATTGGAGAATTACCTCAACCATTAAAAGATGCTCCGTTGGATTCTTCAGTATATGCTAATTTTGAACAGACTAAAATGGATTTCAGAGAAGTTGGTGGATCAACAGAAAATGAAAGAGGTGTTGTTGAACGAAGAAAAACAGCATATGAAGCGTCTCAAATTGCAAGGTCTTCTTCAATAAGAAAAGAAGATAGTAAAGCATTGGTTGAAGACTTTGCAGGTGAGGTTGGCAATAAACTTCTTCAGTCTATGCAGGCTAATTTGACCATAGAGACTGCTATGGAAATTATTGGAGAACAAGGAAAAGCCTGGATGAATATAACACGAAATGAAATTGATGCTGAGGTTACAGTTGGAGTTGAAGTTGGGAGTGCTGCTCCGCAAATACCAGAATTTGAAAAACAAGATATGTTTTCTTTTTTACAAATAGTTTCTCAGTTTCCTCCTGAGACCGTAATGACACATGTTAATTTTGAAGGAATGATTCGTAATGTTGGTAAGTACTTTCAGTTACTTGATACAAATGAAATTCTTAATTCACCAGAAAAAGTTAAACAGATTGAGAAACAACAACAAATGATGAGAATGATGGAAATGCAAAAGGGTCAAAAAGATGCCAATATATGAGTATTATTGCCATAATTGTAATATAACATTTAGTAGATTAGTTGATAAAGATGAGGACTTTTCTGATTGTCCTTATTGTAATTTAGATACAAAGAAAGTTCCTTCAATTTGTAATAGTATGACATTTAAACCTACAGAAGAAGGCGAAACGTCAAGACATGTAGTAACGGATCAAATAAAAGAGTATAATGATAGTGAACAAGCGAGCAAAACAGGTAAAGTAAGAATATATTAAAAGAAGGGAATTATTATGGAAGATGAAATAATGTCAGGATTGTCTGACGATTTATCAAAATTTACAAAGATAGTAGAAGAAGAAGAAAATGAAAATATTCAAGAAGAGCAAGAACAGGGAGAAACTCCCTTTTTTGATATAAATTCAATTCCTGAAGATCAAAGAGAGATGTTTTCTGAAACTTTTGAAAAGATGCAGGCAGCTTATGAAGAGAAAACAACTGGTATTGATGCTTTACAGCACAAAACTGAGGTTGTGGATGCTTTAATAAAAAAGTTAAATGATACAGATCAAAAGCCTATTCAGAAAAATGTTCTTGAACCAAAGGGAAAAGAATTTGATTTTGAGTTTGAGGATGGAGATTATTATGCAAAGCCTTTTCAACAAGTTACAGATTTGGTAAAAGATTTAAAAAATGATATAAGTAATATGAAAACAAATTCTGAAAAGAAAGAACATTCTAATTTTCAAGAAAAGGTAAGAGGATTCTTTAATGAGAATAAAGTTGACAATAAAGTTATAACTCAGATGGATGCTATAGCTGGTGAACTTGGTCCTAGTGCATATAATAATCTTCCTAGATTGTTAAATTTAGCTAAAATGGAATTAGGAATTGATCTAACGCCAAAAACTACCCCAAAGGCAAAGCCAAGGTCGAGAGTAGAAAACAAAACGATGAGAAAGGCAGTTCAGCATAAAGAACCTTCTTCTATGACTGAAGCCTGGGCATTGGCGGAAGAACAATTATCAGGATAAAGGAGAATAAAAAATGGCTGTAAACAGTTTTACATTTGAATTTGATTCTATTCTTTCTACAACATTAATGAATTATCGAAATAAACTGTACGATAAACGCTATTGTCGTACGTAAAATCTAGCTATATGCTGGAAACCCTGAGTATATGTAGGTGCTCATTATGCAAAAATCCGACATTGCAGGCAATCAGCAGGAAAGGCGATTTGTAGAATTAGGTTGGATAGCGGGAATAATAGATGGTGAGGGACATATAGGCATTAATTTTATAAAAAACTATGCCCAAGGTGCTCACCATTGGTGTTTTGTTGCCCGATTAGTTGTGGGAATGACGCACTTTGAGACTATCCGAACCTTAGAAAAACTTTTGAAGCAAAATGATATTGGTTGTCATATTCATGAGAGAAAAAAACAGAGCTTAAAACATAAACCTTGTCTAATTTTGACAGTAAATGGATTAAGACGAATGAATAAGTTTTTGGATTTAATTAAATCATATCTTGTTACTAAAAAATTACCTGCTTCCATAATGCATACATGGATAAAGCATAGACTTGAAGTAGGAAAAGCAAGATATAATCATGAAGACTATGACTTTTATTTATCTTTTTGTGAATCTACAGATCGAATCCTCAACGACTATACGCTGGAACGGTTAAGAGAATCTTGCTTTGGTATAGATTATAGAATTTACAACAAGCGACAACCAAAGAAAAATTCTGCCGTATGATATAGTCTGCTCTGCATGGCGACATGCAGCTAACACAAGGAATATATTTAATGCAAATCCTTTTATGTATTGGTTACACGCTAATGGACGAAAAAGAATTGAGGATGGTGGTGAAAGAGTAGTTATTCCTTTGCAGTATGGACGGAATACAACCATACACTCTTTGAAGAGTGGATATGATATAATTGATACAACGCCGCAGAATAACCAAACGGCTGCTTATTATGAATGGCGTGAGGTGGCAGGTTCAATAACTATTTCTAACAGAGAGCTTGTTCAAAACTCTGGAAAACATAAAATTATAAGTTTGCTTGAGGCAAAGACTTCTGAAACCGAGATGTCAATGACTGAAATCCTGGAAATGATGGTACTTTCTTTTACTGCTGGTAATGGTGGACATGATCTTATGCCTATTTTTCAATATATTCAAAAAACGCCTGCCTCTGGTAAAGTTGGTGGAATAAATTCTGCTGTTCATTCTTGGTGGAGAAATCAGGTTAATAAGTCTAAAGCTGTTAATTGGGCTGATTTTTTAGCTGAAATAGGTAATATGTATAATTGTTGCTCTAAGGGTGGAGCTAAAGGTAAAAGAAGTCATCCAGATATGATTCTTTGTGATCAGGCTTTCTATGAAACTTATGAAAATGCTTGCAGAGATAAGACCAGGCTTATAAATGAAACAGTAGGTGATCTTGGATATGGTGGGCTAAAATTTCGTGGTGCAACTTTAATGTGGGATGAATATGTTCCTGATATGAAAGATGAAAAGGCGGTAACCGATCCTGATACTTATTGGAACACTCATAATGGTAGTACTGGTGTCTTTATTAATTCTGAATTTCTGGAATTTGTTGTTTGTAAGGGTCAAGATTTTACAGTAGGCCCATTTATTCAACCAGAAGATAAGAAGGCAAAGACGTCAATTATCTATTTGATGGGTGAAATTTGTTGCTCAAACAGAAAAAAGCAAGGGTTACTTTATGAAGTAAACCAAAAGATGAATAATTAAAAACAAGGACATAAGATTATGTTATTTACTAGAATCAACAGACGTGATCCTGAAGAGATTTTTATGATTGTAAAGGCGGGTGAAAATCTTTTAGCTAATCATCCAGCATGTTTTCATTTTAGTGGTGTTGATGATGGTCTTAATGCTTTCCTTTGTGATGAAATAACTGATAATGTTTATACTGTTGGTATAGCTGATGGTGATATAAATGCTGGTAATTATGGCCTTGTTCAAGTTTATGGCTTTAGAAGTAAAACTTTCACAAAAGAAGATAAAAGTGTTCCTGTTAATAGTGGTGGTTATTATAATGTAAATCCAGATTTTAATGGTCATCTTTCTTTGGAAGTAGAAACTTCTGGCTCAACAGCGTTTATACCTGCTTTTGTATCTGCTCATGATGTTACTTTGTTAAAAACTAGTTCTCCTCGATTAACAGGAGTCTTAATTCGATGCATGTAAAAGTGTATTCTTGTTATAATTGTGGAAAGCTTATAACCGAGAGAAAACTCAGAAAGATAGGGAGGTGTTCTAAATGTGGTAGTCATCATGTGAGGAATGCCTCTCTTACTAAAATAGGTGAATTTATGATCAAATGGAGATTGATCAAATGAAAGAATTTTTGTTTTTTATAATAGAAAAAATTATAGGATATCTAATGATAAAAAAAACAAAAGAAGGTTATAAAGTAACAAGTGAAAAAGGAAAAAATTTAGGTGGGCCATATAAAACAAAAAAGGAAGCTATAAATAGATTAAAAGAAGTGGAATACTTTAAACATAAAAAAGGACAATAATGGCTACATTAGCAGAAATAAGAACAAATATATTAATTAAATTAAAACAAGAAATAGGAACTTCTGATTGGTGGTCAGAAGATGAAATTGAACAATGGACTAATGATCTATATATTGATACTTCTCGAGATGGTCGATTGTTGAAAAAAAGAGATATTTTGACTTTAAGCATAAAAGATCAAGCTACATATTCTCTTCCTACTGGAACTATTATTTTAATAAGTATGACATATGATCAAGAACCAATTTATCCAACTACAATAGAAGAACTAAATGCTTATAGTAGAAGTTGGAGATCAGAAGGCCCAGGCATTCCATGTTGGTTTTATTATGAACGTGGCAATAGATATACAGAAGTAAGTTTACATCAGACTCCAAGTACATCTGGACTTGAAATAGGTTTTGATGTTATTTATAAACCAAATAAATTAGAAATATCTGAATCGCCAGAAGAACCATTTACGGATGGACTTTTATTAAAAGATGGTGTTGTAAGTATGGCCCTGGCTAAGGAGGGAGGTGGTCAAAATTTAGATAGGAGTGATTATTATTGGAGGCAGTTTTACACTAAGTTAACTGCTTTGTTGAAAGAACCGAAGATTTCAGGTAGAACTCATGTAATGAGAAGTATTGAAGATTTGGGAATAAGAGGAATTGATCAAGGCCCACGGTTACCACTTGATTATCCATCTTATCCTTGGTAATTAACCCTATAAACAAGTTAAGGAGAATAAAAAATGGTTACTTTGTTAACAATAAAACTACTAAAAGCTCTTTTGTCAATGTTGAATCCTGCAACCATGAAAGAATTAGTAGGTATAATTCTTGATTTTGTTGAAACTAAGGTTTTGGGAACTTCAATATCAATAGATGATAGAATTATTTTGCCTATCATTCAAAGACTAAGAAAACTTATTAACCGATAATGTAAACTAGATTAAGGAGAATAAAAAAATGATTACCCTATTAACAATGAAATTGATTACAATTCTTTTGTCAATATTAAATGATGAAAAACGACATGAACTAGTGGAGAAAATTCTTGACTTTGTTGAAACAAAGGTTTTGGGTTCATCTACTGAGATAGATGATAGGGTTCTATTGCCTATCATTGAAATGTTAAGAAAACTTATAGAACTCGTAGAGGATTAAACGATGACTTTCACCGACGCATGGGATGATAATTTTGAATCATCTCCTACAGACGATAATTATGGATATGAAATTGATAATTATATCAGGCGGACGATTAGAGCTGTACGAGAACGTATGGAAATAGATCACGTCTGGAAAAATGGAGATGATGATGGTGAACACAAAGTAATTACTTTACAAGTTCAGGAAACCCCTGAATATGAAGATATAATTGATAAAGGATTACTTTACACCAAAGATATTAATGAAAAAGCAGAGCTTCATTTTATAGATGAAGAAGGAGTTGAAACTCAGTTAACAAATACAGGAATATCTTCTGGTGTTCCAGAGGGCACAATCATTCCATGGGTCGGTGGTTATTTTGATAATATANCAAATGGTAATTTTACTAGNGTTTTAGCTAATACAGTAGAAGAAGTTAATGAATTATTNAATGGTCAAGGTTGGTATGTATGTGATGGTTCAGCTTTGAATCATCCTAATAGTATTATTTTNAATGGTGAAGNTAGACANCTTCCTCTTTTAACTGATGATAGATTTTTAATGGGAGCTATTTCTGTAAATGCTGGTGGTCATAATATTAATAATCATTATCATGTTATAAATACTAATGTGGGCATTAAAGATCATGTTGATCATGCACTTTTAACAATGCATAGACATAACCATAAACTGCCTAATCATAATCACCAATGGTATAAATGGAATCCTGCCTCTAATTCGAGTACATATAATTTAGATGGAAATGAAATAAATGTTACGGCCATAGAAAGTGGTAATCTTGGAATTGTAGTTGAAAATCGTGCGTCTCAATTAAATTTTAATGGCTATACTACTAATCAAATTGATGCTTATGCAGACTGGGAAGAAAGTCTTATTAATCAAAATATAGACTCTCATAGTTCTCATGTAATAGAAAACAATGAAATTATTTCAGGAATACCAAATGATATAGAGAATAGACCATTATATTTATCAGTATTCTATTTAATGAAAGTAATAAAATGACATATACAGTAAAATACAAATCTCCAAAAAAGTTATTTTGGACAAAGATCAAGAAAGTTCAGGGCGATGGAATCGTAGAATCAAATGCTCATAGATTCTTTATTCTTAAAGATGAAGTTAGAATAGAAATTCCATTATATTGTTCTTTTTGGTTTTCCAAAGAAAGATTCCTTTCAATTAAACAACGTATGGAGTCTGAATCTGGACAAAGTATAAAGGTAAAATAATGTTACAACCATATAGACCTAAAAGAAATCAAAAATATATTACACAAAAAAAGGTTGTTTTTAATCTTAATGGTGGGCTTGATTTTACCTTGCCTCCATCATTAATTGAGGAAAGATTTCTTTCTGGTTGTAAGAATATTTATTTGGTAGATGGAGAATTAACAACAAGACCTGGCTATAATCTTTTTGGTAGTAATCTTCCGTTAGATAGTACTATTGTAGGTTTTGACCAATTTATTGATTATGATGGAAGTGAATATCTTATATGTTTTACAACAAAAAAAGTATATAAATATAATAAAACTACTACAAATTGGGATGATATAACTGATTCAGACGGTAATTATACTAGTGACGTATACAATAAATTTTCAACTGAAATGATTTATGATGACAACGAAGGATTAATGAAATTTATTGCAACTAATCAGACTAATAATATTAAAAAATGGACTGGTTCTGGTAATTGGAGTGACTTAGGTGGGAATCCTAATAGAGCAAGATTTATGATTAATTTTAATCATTATCTTATGTTATTTGATCTTATAGTTTCAGGCAATAGATTTCCACAAAGAATTGATTGGTGTGACCAAGGATTACCAGAAACATGGTCAGGCGGTTCTTCTGGAACTGTTAATCTTGCAAAAACTTCTGACTTCATTATGGCTGCTGAAATAATAAAAGGCAAATTAGCAATATTAAAAGAACATTCAATTACAATATGTTCTTTTGTTGGAGGTGTAGACCCTTTTGTTTTTGAAGAAAAGAAAATTCAAGGAATTGGTTGTATTGCCAGAAATACAGTAATAAGTAGAGGAACAGATATTGTTTTCATGGGATGGGACAATATATATTCTTTTGATGGGTTTTCTTGTCTTCCAATAGGAAATAAAATAGCTCCTAAATTATTTAGTTCTCTTAATCATTCAAAAGTAGATATGTGTTGTGCTCATTTAATTGAAGAACTTTCCTTATATGTTTTATTATTTCCTAAAATTGGTTCAGATTTTCCTAATGCTGCTTGGATATGGGATTATAAGAAGAATGTATGGTTTTATTGGGAACTTGCTAATGAAATTACTTATACTGGATATTACACTTCTTACGACACAGTAACAATCGGAACATTATTAGATAAAATAGGAACTTTAAATTGGAGAATAGGAAAAAGAGGTATGTTTGATTCTGTTCCATCATCTTTAATTGGTGATAAAGATGGATATATTTATTCTTTTGATGAGTTCGAGATGAATGATAATGGTACTCCAATTAGAAGTGAAATAGAAACAAAAAGTTTTTATCTTTCTGGCCCTGAGAATTATAGTAAATTAATAGAAACAATTTTATATGCTAAGGGCAATTGTATTGAAGTTTTAACAAGCCCTGACGATGGATTAACTTATAATTATCAGGGTAACTTCTTTTTAGATAGCGATAATATTCTTCCACGTTCAATGAGAAAATTTAATCAAACTTCAGAAAAGGTTATGTTTAAATTTCAAAGTGATGATTATTTTAAATTTAGAGGTATGAATATTCAATATATGCAGAAAGGAATTAAAAAATCTTCGAGTGGTTTTGGATATGTAATTATTGATAATGATGATTCTGTTATTGTAGACAATAAAGAAATAATTGTGAGTTCTTAATATGAAAAGTTATGTTGCTACGAGAAAAGAACCATTTTTTCCAGTTGTTCCTGATAATCTTAATGATCTTGATACTTTAAGCAAATATTTATCTGATTTAAGACAATCTTTTTATGATTTTGTTTATTTTTTTATAGATAGTCATATTATGTATGGGTTTGGTTCCCCTGAATCAACAGTAATAGGCATAGTAGGCGATCTTTATATGAGGAAAGATGGAGGTTCAGGAACATCATTATATGTTAAAGAATATGGAACTGGATATACTGGATGGACAGGAATCTCTTCTTCTCAGGCAGAAGAACTTTATTTTGATTCTGCATCAGGTCTTCCTGGAACTATAATGCAGTTAATATATCAATTGCCAGGAATTATTAATACTCTTGAGAATAAAATATCATTATTAGAACAAGATATAAAAATTCCTGAAAAAGAAACTAAATTCTTTAGTAATAATTACAAAAGAAGACTTGGTTTTGGAAAAGGAATAGAAGAATCAGTTGGATTAATATGGAATAAGGATATTAAATTACCATATGGGGATGCTGAATTTATATATTCAGTATGTAACGTTGGCGATGGAATTTGTTTAGCTACTACAAGACCTGGTGGTAGAGTTTTAAGATCAGAAGATTATGGTAAAACATGGAATGATCATGGTAAAATTATTGATCCAGATGGAACTAGTGGCAGATATGTACGATCATTATGTTACCTTGGACACGGAATTTGTTTAGCTGGATATCTAAATTCTGGAAGAATAATAAGATCAACTGATTATGGCAAAACTTGGATTGATTTAGGTCACCAAACTAATGCTGAACATATAAATCAGATTAGTTATCTTGGTAATGGAATTTGTTTAGCTGCCTGTTCTTTTTATCTTAATTTATTAAGATCAAATGATTATGGTATAACTTGGACTGATTCAGGTGGTGGATTTGATGAAAGAGAAATTTTTTCTGTCTGTTATTTAGAAAAAGGAATTTGTTTAGCTGGAACTCGTGAAAATGGATATATATTAAGATCATCTAATTATGGATTAAGTTGGACTCGATCTGAATCTTTTTGGCGACATGTACAAATATTATCAATTTGTTATGTTGGTAATGGTGTTTGTTTAGCTGGTACTGGAGGAGATGGTCGAATATTAAGATCAGAAAATTATGGTGTAACTTGGCCTTATTCAATTAAACTAATTCCAGAACAATATTATGTTCATGCATTGTGTCATGTTGGAGATGGAATTTGTTTTGCTGGTACAGGTTACGGCCCTAAAATTTTTAGATCAACTGATTATGGTATAACTTGGACTGAGGTGAACTTACCAAAACTTAGTCGCGGTCAAATAAATTCAATTTGTAGTTTAGGGAATGATGTTTTAATAGCTGGTAAAAGTTTAGGTGGAACACCAGGTATAGATTATGGTGGAAAAATATTAAGATCCTCTAATCTTTAAAGGAAAAAGAAATGGCAACTATATTACATAAAGATATAACGGGTACAAACTTACATGATACAAAAATTCATGCTATTTCTCATGAAAATAATAATATTGACGAGATATCAGTTGAAGGTCTTTTTGGTTTATTAGCAGACTTACAGAATCCAAAATTTGATTCAGATGACAATAAGCCTTCTGCTCTTCTTGGAACTTTAATGGATTTACTATATCAATTACCAGGAATACTTAATACTTTAGAAAATAAAATTACTCTTCTTGGTGAAGAGGCAAAAAAAGTAAATTCTAAATTTGATTTAAATAATATCTTTTAAGAGGTAATGACATGGGATTCTTTAGTGATGTTTCAGATGCAATTTTTGGTTCTTCATCAAGGATAGAGGAAAGAGAAACTAAAACTGAACTTGATACTACACAGACTACTCAAACTGCTTTACGTGATATAATTAATAAATATGAAACAATGGGAACATTGACTCCTGAACAAGAGCAATTATTGAGACAAATGATTGGTTATTCAGGTCAATATGCTGACAAACCTTCACCTGGATATGAAGGTCCACTATCTGCCAAAATGTCAGGACTTCAAGGTCAAGGACTTATAGGTCTTCAAAGTTATGCTGGTGGAGAATCTCAAAATATTCAAGATATGTTGCAAAGATTTGTTGGTGGTGAATATATGGGGGATGAATATTATGAAACTGCTATAAGAGATCCCCTTGTAGAAACTTGGAAAGAAGAAATAATGCCTGAATTAAGAGGTGAATATGGACGTAGGGGATTATTTTATGGTTCTGGAAGGGAAGCAAGTGAACTTAGAAGTGCTGAAACTTTAATGGATACGCTAGGAAGAGCAAGAGTAGAACAGCAAGAAGTTGCCAGGGGTGAAATGATGACTGCTGGAGAACTGTCACTTCAACATGCACTTGGACTAACCGGTGCTCAGATGGAGTATGGTTCTTTTCAGCAACAGAGAGAACAAGAAGCATTACAAAGAGAATACTCTGAATGGTTAAGAACTCAGCCTGGATATAGTGCTGAATCTGCAATGAATATGCAACTTTTGGGAGTGCAACCATATACACGACCCTTTCAGACTGGTCAAACAATGTTACCATATGAAACAACTCAGATTACTTCGGCTGAACAGAAAGGAGATCAGCCTATAGTAATTCCTGGACAGAGTAGTAGTGCTTTAGGTGACATAGCTATGGCAATAGGAACATGGCAAGCTAGTTCAAGACGATTTAAAGAGAATATAGAAAATATTGAAAATTCACTTGATAAGATTACAGCACTACAAGGGGTCAAATTCGATTGGAAAGAAAATGGTAAGGCCGATGTAGGTTTAATCGCAGAAGATGTTGATAAGGTTATTCCTGATGTTGTTTTGAAGTATGAAGATCAAGTTGAAGGAATCTATTACCAAAGAATTATTCCTTATCTTGTTGAGGCTGTAAAAGAACAGCAGAAACAAATTAACGAATTGAGGGATTAATTATGTTACCAATGGCTAAACCAATATATATGCCTGAAGATAAAAGATATAGTGATGCTCTTAGTGGTATTGCAAATGCTTTTACTGAATA